TGCGGTTAATGATTTCATGGATTGCGTCCACCATATTTGGTGTCCACTATTCTCTCAGGAATTTCAGGATCTGCCAGACGGTGCTGAGACGACGCTTACATTTGTTGACACGCGTACATAGCCAATAAGCATGAGCATCCCCCTGAATAAAAACCGGAGATGATGCCACTTGCCCGTTATCTCTGCATTTTCATAAACGTTGGTTTGGGAGAAGGCTCTGTATTACCCGTTGGTGTGCCTGTTCCGTGGCCTTCAGCCACACTGCCAACAGGCTGGCTGAAATGCAACGGGGCGGCATTTTCTGCTGAAGAATACCCGGAACTGGCAAAGGCTTACCCGACAAATATATTGCCTGATTTACGTGGTGAATTTATTCGTGGCTGGGATGACGGGCGCGGAGTGGACAGTAGCCGGACGTTGTTGTCGTGGCAAAAAGGCTCTTATCTGGTTCAGGAAGCCAATATATCACCCGACAGCGTGGTGCAGTTTTCGGTAAACGACATTGCCCTGCTGGGATGGGATAAAACTGAAACCAATTCAGATATTCTCAGAGCGAAAAGTATACCTACAGAACATATCTGGAACCCCGTTCCAGTGGGAGCCTGGGGGATTCAGTATCTGGGTTATGCAAGGCCACGTAACATTGCATTTAACTACATCGTAAGGGCTGCATGATGAGCAAGAAAACCATGACTACAGCGGTGCTGAATGAATCGCGGCTGGCAACAGTTGCAGGAGAGGTTGTTGTCCACAGCTACGATAATAAGACGCGGGAATACCTTTGCACGTCAACCGAATATCTGGCTGTGGGCGTTGGCCTTCCTGCACATTCATGCACTGATGCCCCCGGGGAAAGGCGGGCTGGTTATGCAATTTGCCGCACAGCCGACCTGACCGCGTGGGAGTACGTGCCGGACCATCGGGGTGAGACAGTCTATAACACAGAAACCCGTGAGGCAGCAGAAATCACCACTCCGGGGGATTACCCTGAAAACACAACCACTGTCGCCCCGTTAACGCCATACGATGAATGGGATGGTGAGAAATGGGTGACAGATACTGAGGCACAGCATAGCGCCGCAGTAGGCGCGGCAGAAACACAGCGACAGTCACTGATTGATACTGCAATGGCTTCCATTAATCTGATTCAACTGAAATTGCAGGCCGGGCGAAAACTGACGCAGACAGAAACCACCCGGCTTAACGTCGTGCTGGATTACATTGACGCGGTGACGGTAACTGATACCAGCACCGCGCCGGATATCAATTGGCCTGCTCCCCCGGAGGCGTAGGCCAGACGGGATTTGATGTATCAACGCGCATCAGTAAGACCCGATATTTTTTCCATTCAGACAACGCGGCGGTTTCTTCTGCCGTCGCGATTTCCGCATCAAAAGCATCCTGTCTCCAGACTATTTCCTTATCAGCCATTGAACGCAATACCGTTCTTTTCTGTTCAGCCTGAATAATCTGTTGTTCAGCGGAGAGTGGCGGGATATCAATCCATGCAGGATTACCATTTTTATCAGCCCCCAGCGTTTTGCCTTCTGGCGCTACGCCTGTGTAAATTGCTATTGTTTCATCATCAACATCAACGCCATTTTCAGGCCATGAACCGGCGCTGATATATACCTCTTTTAGTGCTTTCGGATAGAAAGAGCCTTTATAAAATTTATTCATTCTTAATACCCCAGCGCGATAAAACAACAATCTTCGGTGCCCTCTCCGGATGGCGACCAGTTCTGAATACTGATATGCGTTCTGCTGGCAATACGCACATTCATCGCGGCATTGTAGCCAGATGTTCCACGGTTTCCGGTCGCAAACAAGCCTGCATAGGGAAAAGCAAATGGTAAGGCATATCCAGCATCAGCTCCCTTTTGTGTTGCCACCGTTCCCCACTGCAACATAAGTTTCACCGGGTTTCCTGTCGTCGCAATGCATGGAATGTAGATGTAGCCATTACCTGACATCATTGACCTGAAGCTGTCTAAATCCAGTAACTTCGAGGCATTATCTGCTCCAACATCTCGTGTTGCAGCGGTCCCTAACTGGAGCGCATTTCGGAAGGCTGATACATCAGAAATATCAGATCCATTAGCCGATTTCTGCATAGCTCTGGAGGCTCTATTTATCGTTTCTCCCAAACCAAGGTATGCGAGAAGGCCGGCAACATCCTTTCCGCTCAAATGAGTCAGCGTCTCATCCAGTGGCTGCTTACCTGACAGCGCATTGTTAATAGTGGTGCTGAATTTCGGGTCATTGTTAATGGCTGCGGCAATTTCTTTCAGTGTGTCCAGCGTGGCTGGCGCGCCGTTAATCAGAGCGGTAATAGCGGCCTGAACAAACTCAGTGGTCGCAATCCGCGTGGTGTTATTTCCTGCGGCAGGCGTCGGGGCTTTTGGTTCTCCGGTAAATGTCGGATTATGTTTCTGTGCATACTGGGTATGAGGATCCTGTGCGGCAATGTGGTTTCTCATCTGGTCATCCACATACAGCCTTAATTCCAGGACTTCATCATCCACATATTTACGGGTCGCCAGTACCACCGACGGGTCGATTTTCAGCGTGATGGCTTCGATATTCGTGACAACCAGAATCATGCGGATAGTCTGGGTACGACCACTGCCTTCCTGTAACTGCGGTTTGTACGTTTCCGGGCAGTTGGCCACCGCAATGAGTACGCCTTCATCATCATAAAGCCCAATCTCACGGATCCAGAATCCGCCCTCGTTCTCAGGGATGATTTGCTCCGCAATAATCTGGCTCTGGTTGTTCGGGTCAACACTCAGAAGATTCAGCGGTGCAATGCGTTTCTGATTAATCAGTTTTGTCTGTGCCGGGTCTGGTGTCGGCAAGACACCATTCGCATCACCAACGGCCATTTGCGTCAGATTCAGCTTACTGCCAAGCATCGTCGCGTTAGCCAGCCGTGCTGCGCCCTGATTAGTCAGAATGGCGTAGTATTTCACTGTCATGCGTTTACTCTCAGGTTATCAATTAAATGAATGGCCGAGGCCGGGAAATAATCCCCTCCGACAATAATGGCCTCCGGGGTGTAGGGATAAACCGTCAGGGCGTCGCCGTGATAGCATCCCGCACCGGCAAAAATGTTGCCGGTTGTACTTAAACTGATAGCCAGTCCCGTCAGATGGCGGCTTGCAGGTTTTGCATCAGCAACGAGACGCTCCAGCTCCTGATACATTTCCTCGGTAATACCCTGCTCAAGCACGCCAACAACGATGCGGAACGTCCCCGGTTCCTCGTTGAGCTGCCACCACTCCCTCACCTCAATCAGATAGCCGAGCGGCTCCACCACACGCCGGATTGCGCCTATAGTGCCCTTATGGCAGTGAATGAAATACGCATCGCGGATAACAGCGCGTTTTGTCGCTTCCGGCCACTTATCATCCCAGCGGTCAACCGAAAATGACCACGCCAGCCACGACAGCAGATTTGCCGGACAGGTATCCGGGTTCCACAGTTCACGAATACTGACCGGCGTTTTTTCAATTTCCGCACAGGCTTTTGCGGCGGCAACTTCAAGCGGTGATGAGCCGGTCGGCAGCAGGCGCGAATCACTCATCCGAGCCTCCGGTCACGACGCTGTATTCGGTGCAGAAAGACGCCTGCGTACTGTTGAGCACAATGTCGGCCAGTGGTGCGGCCAGCTCGACACGCTGCACGCCTTCCACATGCAAAGCGGCATAAATGGCAGACAGACGGATGTCGCGCCCCAGCCGGTGCTGTGCCGTGATATACGCTTCCAGTTTTTTCACGGCGGCAGCGCGAATGGGTTCGCTTTCGGGACCAGGGTAAAGGTAAAGCGTGGCGTTTATCTGGTATTCAACGATGGCGGCGGACTGCACGGTCACGCGGTCGGCCACCGGTCTGACGTCCTCGCCATTCAGGGCGTTACGCACCACGGCCAGCAGGTCTTCGGATGCGACACCGTTATTTTCACGTGACAGCACGGAGATGGTGACGCAGGCCGGAGACGGACTGGTGACAGAGATATCCGCGACACGCCCGTCGGCACTGCGACCATGATACTGATAGGCTCCCACCGACCCGGCGACGCTTAAGCCTCAAATGACTGCTGAATACGCAGACGATAATCGGTGTCAGACTCCATCACTGCCGGTGTCGGCGGGATGGTCGAATCATCTGCCGGGGTGATAGTCAGGCGTGTGGTGTTGTAATTGGCACCAATCACATCAAGGTCATTACCGGCTGCACAGGCCAGCATCACCGCCCGTGCGGCCTCATTCACACGCTGACGCCAGATAAGCTCACGATAAGCATTTTCCTCCAGCAGTTTGACGAGAGGCTCAGATTCCAGCGTCAGGGTACGGGCGACCGCCTCCTGCTGGTCTTCCGGGTAAAGGGAAATCAGTGTCGCCTTGCGTTCGGCAAGAATGGTTTCAAAGTCCAGCTCCTCGACCACATCCGGTGCGGGTAGCTGGTTCAGGTCGATAATCGGCATGGTTTCAACTCACAGGGATGGTTAACGAAAGTGGCTGGCCGGTGTCGTTGTGCTGACCGGTTAACGTGACCGTCATTCGCCCCTCAAAACTGCGCTCAGTGGTGACAGATGACAGGGTGACGCGGGGTTCCCATTTCAGCACCGCCATGTAACAGGCGACCTTAATCTGCAACTCAAGCGCCGGGGTCTGCGGCTGGTCAATCATTGATGCCAGCAACGAGCCGTAATCACGACGCATCACCCGTGAGCCGACCGGTGTGCGCAGGATATCGCCGATACTCTGGCTGATATGCTCAAGGTCAGTGACAGTCAGGCCATCACTGCGATTCATTCCGAGATAACGTGCTGTCATAGAGGACTCCCGGTTGTGCCGCCGCTGTCTCCTGGGTGTTTATGGGTATGCAGTACCTTACCGTTTGATGAGAGTTCACCGCCGGTGTGTTCAATGTTGCCGCGCATCGTCCCGCCCTTCTGCACTTCCAGCGTGCCGGTGATCAGCTTGTTGGTGCAGACCACCTCCGGTGTGTCCAGGGTGACGCGGGTTGATGCTTTCACCATGACCACAGGCACCCTGGCAGTAACAGAATCAGAAGCCGTCACGCTGGCCGTTTTAATTCCGCTTACCGTGAGTGCACTAGTTTCGGGTTCATACTCAATCACCGCCCCGTCAGGGAAACGGATATGCAGGGCATCCGCCGACGCAGACGGCGCGGGGCTATCGCCGGAATAAATCCCCGGCAGAACGAACGCCGTGTCGAGTTCACCACCCACGGCCAGAATCAGCACCTGTTCCCCCACGGAAGGTGCCCACCATGTGCGCGAACGCCCGGCACGACAGGTCAGCCACTGAAGCCAGTCGGTGCACATGCCGCCGGTCTGCACACGGCAGCGACCGGCATTAAGGTCGGTTTCGACGATAATGCCGGTGCGGATCATGTTGCGCAGTGCGCGCGCGAGTTCCTGAATATTTGCGAGAGTGTTCATAACGGGAAGGATGCCGCCGGGTCATACCGGCGGCAATGTGACGATGAGGTGTCAGGAATGGCACAACTAACGGTCGAGGTGAGCCAGGATAATCTCTTCAATCATCTGCACATCCTCACCGGTAAAGCCGAGCAGGGGACGCGCCGGATAATCAATTTTCTTACCGTCTTTCCGGGTTTCTTCCGACAGACCAAACTGATGCACACTGGCGATTTTCGGTGACTTTCCGCCGTAAAATTCCATTGATGCCTGCTCCGGGCTGGCGCGGATATGCAAAAAACGATTGGTGATAAGTTTCGCAAACATTTTTCGCTTAACACGACCAGTCTTTTTTCTGGCGCTCTGCTGCTGGCGTGGCACGTAGGGTGTGCCGTCCGGGGCTTTCTGTGCCATCACCCGACGCTGCTGACTCTGCCGCAGACGTTTCGCCAGTTCGGCACTCAGCCGCCGACGCCCTGACGGTGACAGCGATTCAGTCAGTCCGGCCAGCCGGTCTTCAAAACGCTTAAACTCATTCATCCCACTTGCTCACCAGTTCGCCATTGATATACAGCTCCATCGGGCGGGTAACCGGCTCCGGCGGCGGGGGTTCCGGGATATTCTTCACATGCAGTGCGCCGTCCACCTCACTGACCAGCGTGCGCTCGGTCAGCATCAGGCTGATGCTGATATCAAAGCTGCTGTCATTGTTGATGTCTGCATAAAACGTGAAGCCCTTTTTCTGGCCTTCGTCGGTGGTCATGATGTCGGACTGATTTTCCCGCAGCCACGCCAGCACCGGCACAATGAGCAGGTCAAAATCACCGGTAAAGTCGGTCACAATCACATTGAGCGTGTAACGCTTTTCGAATGACAGCGACGTCGCCAGTGTGGAGGCAATACTCCCGTTATCCACGAATATCCGCAGCATATCGGGGTTAGTTTTCAGCACCGTGACGGCATCAGTCAGCGCCCTGCGCAGGCTGTCGGGTTTGAGCATCGTTTTCGTCCTGACAGTGTTTAATCATTTTTACCTGGCTGGCACAGCGTGCCAGCGCGTTCTCAAGCTGCCGGATATCAGCACTTAAATCGCCGTTCGTCTCCGGGTCACTGCCCGGCATCGGGCAAAGGCTCACTTTCGGGCAGGCGTTGTGGACAATCACTGGCGTCGGCGCAGGCCGGGCGCTGGTGCAACCGGCGCACAGCATCAGGCAGGCCAGCGCCGTACCAGCGGCGAAAATCTTCGTTTTCATTCAGTAACCTCGTGATGGTTTTCTCGCGCTGTGCTTCACGCTTCGCGGCGTTCTCCAGTTCCTGACGCAGTGCCACCTGCGCCAGCTCGTTTTTGTCTGCCCTGGTGAGGGCAACATGAAGCTGATTTTTCAGCATGGTGATGGTCGTCTGCTGCCCGCTGGCGACGCTGTTCGCCCTGTCCAGCGAGTAGCGCAGTCTGGCGTTTTCATGCTTCACCAGAAACAGCCCCGCCACCGCCAGCGATAACAACACGACCAGTGCAATCATCAGCTTTGACATAGTTCCCGCCCCTCAAGACGCTGACGGCAGGCCGTGCGTATCAGCCGGAAAAACAGCGACGCCACGAGATAAATCAGCGCAGTAAAAATCCACCCGGCGGCAACCAGCGAGATAAACGTCGCCACCATCACTACCAGAGCCGCCGCCCGTCTGCACCACGGCACCGACTGCAAAAACAGCGACGTGACAATCTTCACGGCCAGCGATTCCGGTGGCAGCTCCCGCCCGTAGCGTTCAAGTACATACTCCGTGGCATACACGCCGACACCACCGGCAACCACACAAATAATCATCGCCAGAATCGCCCAGGCAGCGACAAAACTGACGGCCACGCTCTGCGGGTAAATCAGGGACAGTGCCAGCATCAGCGCCAGCGACACGTTCAGCATCAGTGAAAGGGATAATTTCTTCATGGTGTTTACTCCGTTTAAGCCGGTACGCCGCCAGCGGTACGCCAGACGGTGACCAGTTTTTCCAGTGAATGCTCACGCTGACCGTAACCGGCACCCGGCAGGGACGCCCAGATATTGCGACAGCGTGAAATGGCGCACTCAATGCGTCCCGCCCGGATGTCATCCAGTGCACCGCGTTCGCGGATCAACTGAATGGCGAGTCTGTCCTGTGACAACGGACTGAAATCCGGCAGGGCAAGCTGTTTGCGGTAGTGCGGCCAGAACAGGTAAAGCTGCTGATAGCGACCGGAGGCCGTGGACTTTTCACCGCGACGGTTAAACACCTTCGCCGGTCGGCCATGCGCGAACGGGTGGTCACTGTAGTCGGTGAAAATTTCCGGCTTCCCGTCCAGTCCGGTGACTATCACGTCATAGCCCCGGTTTTTCGTCAGCGGATGATTCGCCGTCCCTTCGGACACGGCCAGCATGTCGAGAAAGGCGGCGATATTCTGATGCGTGTTAATAACCGGCATTACGGTTTCCCCCTGCCCTTAAAGCGACGCTGAATGGCAATCTCAATCACCTGATAACCGGCGATACCCAGCATGGAACCGATGCCGCACACCGCAGGCAGTGACAGGTCAGGAAACTGCACCAGAACAACACCGGCAACCATCGAGACAAAACCACCGAGCAACATGCGCCCGATAAACAGACGCGGGGTGATGGGTTCACCACCGGCAAGCACCTTGCCGACAACAATCAGCACCCCAATCATGAAAAGCGACAGGACGCTTTTTTCTTCTGCTGTCATGCGTTACTCCCACAGATTGACAGTTTCAGCCACGGGCGCGGTCTGAACGTCGGGCAGTTCGACGGCGGTGCCGTGTGGCAGCACCGCACCCAGTTCAGCCAGTCCCGAATTTGCGGCGAGCACGGTCTCAACCACGCCCTCAGTGCGCCCGTAATACCGGACACAAATGGCGTCGAGCGTGTCGCCCTGTAGCGCAAAGGTCTTCATCAGATTTGACTCACGATGCAGCGCGGCTTGTCCTGGATACGCGCCACTGCCCAGCGCATATCCCGCCACAGCTCATCAATAGTGCTGTCTATGCTGTCGGCCTTCTTGTCGCCTTTTGCACTGGCATCCACACCGCGATAACGCTCATAAAGCGACGCGGTCGCCATCGCACACACGGCGCGCTCGTAGTAAAAAACTTTGATGCTTTCACCGTCGATATCGTCCGCCGGGACGTCCGCCAGACGCGTAAAACCGGCGGCAATTTTCTGTTCACGGTACTCGTACAGCTCCGCATTCGTTTCAGCCATGCCTGACTTGATGGCCTCACGCAGACGGGCGGGGGCGACGGTCTGCTCAAGGCGCATACGTTCCCGGACGCGCTTCGGGTCGATATCGGGAAAAAAGAACGTGTTTTTAATCACCGGCTCGTCGCCTGCCGGTTGCGGGATGACCACCGTACCCTCACCGGACACGGGAGCCTCCTTTCGCGGAATAATCAGCGTCATCATGACTACCTCTGAAAAGTCGGGCGGTGGACGCCGGTGCAGTGTCAGGTGATTCACCCTCACTGACCGGCGTGCCGCCCTGGCGCGGGGCGCATTCGGTTGTTAACTGGCTTTCTTTTTCGGGCGTCCACGTTTTGCCGGTGTCACGCTCCGGGTCTTACGCGTGGCACGGGTGGCCGCTTTGGGTTGCTGCTCCGGCTTCGGTTTCAGCTCCCGCTCCAGTCGTTCAATCTCTTTTTTGACGCCTGCCTGACAGTCGAGCCGGGTCGCACGTTGCAGGTGAGCCAGCGCACCGGCGGCATCACCACCGTCACGCAGAAACAGACCGGTGATTTTGTGCAGCTTTGCGCGCACTTCATCAGGCATGTCAGCCGTGGCGGTCAGTTCAAGGGTCTCCGTCAGCAGGCGGGTATCCACGGATTCACCGGCAGCGTGAGCGCGTATGGCCGCAAGCGCCACCTCCTCGGTGAACATGTACGGCGGAGTGCGGCGGTGTTTACCCGGCATGGTCAGACCGTACTTCAGGGCATAACGGGCAATCTCCAGCGCACCGGCAATATCGCCGGTATCCAGACGCCACAGCATGACCGTCATCAGAATGTCATCCTGTGCACCTTTGCCCTGCTCCAGCACGCCGTTCACCCACGGCAACCAGAACGGCAGCAGTTCGCGTTTTTTCGCGGCCTTCAGCTCTTTTGAATAAATCGCTTTCAGTGTGCGCTGATCTGCGGCGAGCTTAACCAGCATCTGCTCATAGACAGTTGCATGTCGCAGCGGGGCGGCTTCCCGCTGCGCGGTCATCGCTGCCGAGACCCGCATCATGTGGCGCTGTGCGGGACTCGTCATCGGTTACGCTCCCGGCTCTGCGGTCGCCTTAGCCGGTGTGGAGAAATCACCGACCTTAATTTTTTCCACCAGACAACCGGCGGCGTAGTCTTCCACCACGTAATCAATGTTCATTGACTCGTAGTTCTCCACGCGGTCGAGTTTCGGGTTTTCCACAATCACGCGGCGATGGCTGTCATCCATGTAGTAGATGGACAGGTTTTCCAGCTTCGTGATGAGCATCGCATCCGCCGGGAAGTACGGGACGCGTACCGCTGGCAGGTTACCGATGCGTTTCTGGCTGATGATGACGTCAGCGGCCAGCATTTCGCTGTTGTCCTGCTCCTTGTTAACGATGGGGAAATACTTGTCCGCCAGTAACTGACGCCCCACAATCACCACAAGGTCAGGGTCTTCCTGATACCACGGCTCAATCAGGTTGTTGGTCGCATCCATCACCAGTGCATCAAGGCTGGCATAATCACCGCCCTTACCCACGCGGATAACCTCAGAGGTGGTGCGGCCTTCCTCGTCAGTGACCTTACTCATCACGCGCGCCGGGGCTTCATTGCGGTATTTCTGCAGCCAGCCGACCGCCACATCCTGCAGCATCGGGTTACTGCTGCGGTCAGAGGTTTCGGCACGCTTCACACCGTTAAAACCGGCCATGATTAAATCAAGAGCCTGACGTTTGATAATGGCGTTACGGACACGGAGCTGGAAATCCTGATAACGCGCCCACAGGTCAAGCGTTTTGTAGCGGATATAAAAATCGAAGTTAATCTGGTCGCATTCGTACTTGTTTGACGCCAGCTTCGAGAAGTCCTTCGGCTGACGCTCGGTGCCACCGGCGGTGTCGGTGGTGCTGGCGATGGAGCCGGTGACACCAATACCAATTTTTTCCCCTTTCATTTCGCTGACCGGCACAATGTTGATGCGGGTCAGAAAGTCAGAGGACTCCTGCATGGTGTTCATCAGGGTCTGGGTGACCGACGGTTCAACGGTGAATTTTTTCGACACATCACCGGCGTCGATGCCGTTCAGTTCGGCAACACGGGACAGGTAGGCATTAAATTTAAAGCGGGTTTCCTGGCGCATAGTTTTTCCTGAAATTAAGGGTTAATCGTGAAGGTTTTCCCGGACTGACTGACGCCGGTCAGCAGTTCGTCATCAGCGCGTCACCGCCACCGCCGGTGGCCTTGCTGCGGCGCTGCTGGGTCAGACTTTCGGTGTGGTCGAGGCTGTTTTTCAGGCTGGTGAATGCCTGGCTGGTTTCATCCGCCCTGTCAGTCACCTCCTGCTTAAGAGCGGAAAAGGCAGTTTCCATCTCAGCGAGGCGCTGCTCAGTGGCGCTCAGTTTTTCCTGCACATGTTCAGCAACAGCGGTCACCGCTTCATGCACGTCATTCAGACGGGCGTCATCGCTGGCCTGTTTGCGGCCAAAAATAGATTTCACCTTTTCGGTCAGGGCGGTGAACACGGTTTCAGGCAGGTCTTCAAATTCCAGCTCAACAGGCGTTGCCACTGAAATCAGGTTTTCAGGGCTTAATTTGAAGCGGTTCAGAGGGTTATGTTTTGCCGTGCGGCAGAATTCCAGGTATTCCGTGCCGAGGCTTGCCGGGTCATCGGTGACGGCCAGCCCCACCAGATAACATTTGCCGGTGTTGGCAAAGTTCGGCTGAATTTCCATTGAGGTGTAGACCTTCTGCGCGGCCTTGTTCATCGCGATAAGGTCATCGGTCGGGGTGATTTTCGCAAACAGCGCCCATTTGCCTTTCAGCGCCGAATCGTCGTCAATCTTTTCGGCCTTCAGTTCGGCCACATCGCCATAACGCTTAAAAATACCGTCAGGCAGGATGCCGCGCAGATGTTCCAGGTTAATGCGGCAACCATAGACACGCGGGTCAAAGGTTTCGGCCATTTCCTGAATATCCTGCGCACTGATGACACGCCCGTCACAGGTGTCACCCTCAACGCCGATACGAAAGAATTTTGAGACTTTTTTTGCCATTGTCAGGAGTCCTGAATAGTGATTAGAGGAGTCACATGTCGGCATCAGTTTCCCGACGATGCGCATCCTCCGCCATCAGTCCCGGATGGCTTATCACTGACACAACAGCACCTTAGCGAATCGCGGGGCGCGACTCAGTAGCCTTGCCGTGTATTCATCACGGCGAGGTATTCATGACCATCACCACAGACACCACTCTTTTACACGACCCGCGTCGTCAGGCGGCGCTGCTGTACTGGCAGGGATTTTCCGTGCCGCAGATTGCCGCCATGTTGCAGATGAAACGCCCGACGGTGCAGAGCTGGAAACAGCGCGACGGCTGGGACAGCGTTGCCCCCATCAGCCGTGTCGAAATGAGTCTGGAAGCGCGGCTGACCCAGCTCATCATCAAACCGCAGAAAACCGGCGGTGACTTCAAGGAAATTGACCTGCTGGGACGCCAGATTGAACGACTGGCACGGGTCAACCGTTACAGTCAGACCGGCAACGAGGCAGACCTTAATCCGAACGTCGCTAACCGCAACAAAGGCGGGCGGCGCAAACCGAAAAAGAATTTTTTCAGTGACGAGGCCATCGAAAAGCTGGAGCAGATTTTCTTTGAGCAGTCTTTCGAATATCAGTTGCACTGGTATCGCGCCGGGCTTGAGCACCGCATCCGCGATATCCTGAAATCCCGCCAGATTGGCGCGACGTTTTATTTTTCCCGCGAGGCGCTGCTGCGCGCCCTGAAAACCGGTCATAACCAGATTTTTCTGTCGGCCAGTAAAACGCAGGCGTATGTGTTCCGCGAATACATCATCGCCTTTGCCCGGCTGGTTGACGTTGACCTGACCGGTGACCCGATTGTCCTGGGCAATAACGGCGCAAAACTGATTTTTCTCGGCACCAACTCCAACACCGCGCAGAGCCATAACGGCGACCTGTACGTCGACGAGATTTTCTGGATCCCGAATTTTCAGGTACTGCGTAAGGTGGCATCAGGTATGGCCTCACAGAGTCACCTGCGTTCGACCTATTTCTCCACCCCGTCCACGCTGGCGCACGACGCCTACCCGTTCTGGTCGGGTGAACTGTTCAACCGGGGACGCGCCAGCGCCGCCGAACGCGTGGAAATCGACGTCAGTCATAACGCCCTTGCCGGTGGGCTTCTCTGTGCAGACGGCCAGTGGCGGCAGATTGTCACCATTGAGGACGCGCTGAAAGGCGGCTGCACGCTGTTCGACATTGAGCAGCTCAAACGTGAAAACAGCGCCGACGATTTTAAAAACCTGTTCATGTGTGAATTTGTTGACGACAAGGCGTCGGTGTTCCCGTTCGAGGAGCTGCAACGCTGCATGGTCGACACGCTGGAAGAATGGGAAGACTATGCGCCGTTTGCCGCGAATCCGTTCGGCTCCCGCCCGGTATGGATTGGTTACGACCCGTCACACCGTGGCGACAGCGCCGGATGCGTGGTACTGGCACCGCCGGTGGTGGCCGGTGGCAAATTCAGAATACTTGAGCGTCACCAGTGGAAAGGCATGGACTTTGCCACTCAGGCGGAATCCATCCGCAAACTCACCGAAAAATACAACGTCGAATACATCGGTATTGATGCCACCGGCCTCGGTGTCGGCGTGTTCCAGCTCGTGCGCTCGTTCTATCCCGCCGCGCGCGATATCCGCTACACACCGGAAATGAAAACCGCAATGGTGCTCAAGGCAAAAGACGTCATCCGCCGTGGCTGTCTGGAATATGACGTCAGCGCCACCGACATCACCAGCTCGTTTATGGCTATCCGCAAGACCATGACCAGCAGCGGACGCAGCGCCACGTATGAGGCCAGCCGCAGCGAGGAAGCCAGCCACGCCGACCTCGCCTGGGCGACCATGCACGCCCTGTTAAATGAGCCACTCACCGCCGGTATCAGCACCCCGCTGACATCCACCATTCTGGAGTTTTACTGATGAGCAAGAAAAAAGGGAAAACACCGCAACCTGCGGCCAAAAAAATGACCGCCAGCGCCCCGAAAATGGAAGCATTCACCTTTGGCGAGCCGGTACCGGTACTCGACCGCCGTGACATTCTGGATTACGTCGAGTGCATCAGTAACGGCAGATGGTATGAACCACCGGTCAGCTTTACCGGTCTGGCAAAAAGCCTGCGTGCTGCCGTGCATCACAGCTCACCGATTTACGTCAAACGTAATATTCTGGCCTCAACATTTATCCCGCATCCGTGGCTTTCCCAGCAGGATTTCAGCCGCTTTGTGCTGGATTTTCTGGTGTTCGGTAATGCGTTTCTGGAAAAGCGTTACAGCACCACCGGTAAGGTCATCAGACTGGAAACCTCACCGGCAAAATATACCCGTCGTGGCGTGGAGGAGGATGTTTACTGGTGGGTGCCGTCCTTCAACGAGCCGACACCTTTCACGCCCGGCTCCGTGTTTCACCTGCTGGAGCCGGATATCAATCAGGAGCTGTACGGCCTGCCAGAATATCTGAGCGCCCTTAACTCTGCCTGGCTGAATGAGTCGGCCACGCTGTTCCGCCGCAAGTATTACGAAAACGGCGCTCATGCCGGATATATCATGTACGTCACCGATGCCGTGCAGGACCGCAACGATATCGAAATGCTTCGCGAAAACATGGTTAAGTCGAAAGGCCGCAACAACTTTAAAAATCTGTTTCTCTATGCCCCGCAGGGGAAAGCTGACGGCATTAAAATTATCCCGCTCAGTGAAGTGGCAACGAAGGACGATTTTTTTAATATCAAAAAAGCCAGCGCCGCTGACCTGCTGGACGCGCACCGCATCCCCTTTCAGTTGATGGGCGGCAAGCCGGAGAACGTCGGGTCACTGGGAGATATTGAGAAAGTGGCAAAGGTCTTTGTCCGCAATGAGCTTATCCCGCTACAGGACAGGATCCGCGAGATAAACGGCTGGCTCGGTCAGGAGGTCATCCGCTTTAAAAACTACTCACTGGACACTGACAACGGCTGAACATCGCCGCCTGCGGGCGGCTTTTTTACATCCCGTCATCACGCCCTCACACGCTCACCACCGCACAAAACAGTCCGCAGGCAAACCAACGCCTCAACGGACAGACTAAGCGCCGTCACGACGCGCTGAGACGCTGAAAAAATAAAATCAGCACCACCGCCAGCGCGCAGTGCTTTCCCCGCCTCGCCCGCCCGCTTCATGGGGCGGTTTTGATGCAACCTCGTATTAAAGGGGACACCATAGCCCATCAAACCTCAGACTTCGCCCCTAGCTAACGTTTATGAATGCAATGTAATGCAACTTAATGCAAGTTATGGTAATGATAATTCTGCGTTAACAATTAAACTAATGTACCTGTAAGAGGATAAAAAATGTCTGGTTTTTTCCTTGATTTAACCAAGCTTTCGCCCAGTGTAAATAGCGACACAGCGATTCCACCGCGAGATATATTTACAGCTCTACCGAGCAAAGACACCAAATTTCAATACCCTCGAGATGTGCAATCAGAGGTCTGGGAAAAATGGTATGAAGCAAGGAGAAGCCCAACCAATGTAATAAAAATGAATACCGGAAGCGGTAAAACTTCAGTTGGGTTAATCATTCTTAAAAGCTGTATAAATGAAGGAGAAGGTCCCGCTGTATATGTTGTTCCTGACAACTATCTAGTTGAGCAAGTGGTTTTGGAGGCTAATCAACTTGGTATACCTGTAACTCAAGATGAGAGGTCCCCCAAATTTATTGCAGGTAAAGAAATTTTAGTTACAAATATATTCAAAGTGGTTAATGGACGTTCTGCATTTGGCGTTGGAGATGATGGACAAAGAATACCAATAGGTTCTATAATAATTGACGATGCTCACGCTTGCCTTTCTTCAATTGAAGAACAATTCTCCATTAGCATTCAAAAAAACAACCCTGCCTATGATAAATTATTCAGAATTTTTGAAAATTCACTAATGACACAAGCTGGTGCAAAAACACTAGAGATAAAATCCGGCGATAGAAATGCTTATGTGAGAGTTCCATTTTGGAAATGGCAAGAAAGCATAAATGATATAATGACAATCTTGTTAGAAAATAAAGACCATGATGACTTGAGTTTCAAATGGCCATTAATAAAAGACAATCTAATATTATCGAAATGCGTTGTAAGTGCTTCCAAAATAGAGATATCACCTCATTGCATACCAATCCAAATGATCCCAAGCCTATCAAACGCAAGAAGAAAAATATTCATGACAGCTACTCTTGTCGATGAATCCATTCTAGCGAGCCACTTCGGAATAACGGATGAATCACTCTCTAATCCGATAACACCAAAAACAATTGGTGATATTGGTGATAGAATGATACTAATGCCTCAGGTTATAAACCCTAGTCTTTCTGATGTAGATATCAAAGCTATGTGCAAGGAGATATCCTCCAAACATAATGTTGTTGTAATTGTACCATCCGATTACAGAACTAGATTTTGGCAAGATGTTGCAGACAGAATATTAGATAAAAATACAATTTATCAAGGTGTACAAGAATTAAGGACACAACATGTTGGCTTAGTAGTCCTAGTTAATAGATATGATGGTATTGATTTACCAAATACCGCATGTCGTCTATTAGTAATAGATGGACTTCCTGACGTTCGTAGACTAATAGATAAAGTCTCACAAAGCTTATTGCTTGGAAGCGAAAAAACCAAAGATGAAATTATCCAGAAAATTGAACAAGGAATGGGGCGAGGAGTGAGATCAAGCGACGACTTCTGCGGAGTGATCTTACTTGGCAAAGCATTAAATGGCGCTGTTTTCCTTGGCTCCTCCTTAGAAAGGTTTTCTCCAGCAACGAAAGCACAAATTCAACTTTCACAGCAATTGGTATCGATACTGCCGGATACAACTATTGATTCAATCAAAGGTGCTCTTGATTATTGTCTGTTACGCAATTCTGACTGGGTCTCAAAAAGCAAAGGTATATTGACTGGCTTAACATTGGAAAATAAGCAGATTGACCAGCATACTATAAATAAAAGATTGGCATATGACTTAGCATCACGAAATATGTTTCAACAAGCCGCTTTAACTCTAAAAAATGATAGTAGTACAGCTGACAAAGTTTATAAGGGTTATCTAAAAGAACATGCTGCGGAATATGTAAACTTATATGACAAATCTGAAGCTCAGATATTGCTTCAGTCTGCATCAAACGATAACTATCGGGTATTAAAACCACTAATCGGCGTAACATATAATAGACTTAATGGTGCGGCACTTGAACAGGCCAGGGAATGTAGCTCCTATCTCAGAAGTAATTTTGAATCGGCCAATCAAGTCGTTGTGCATACTAATTCAATAATAGAAAACCTTATTTTCTCCGAGGGCACATCGAATCCCTTCGAAGATGCTATCGAAAAAGTTGCATATTTGGTCGGTTTTCGTAGCCAACGGCCAGAAAATGATACAGGTAAAGGACCTGACAATTTATGGGCAATGGGAGAAAACAATTATCTAGTAATTGAATGCAAAAATGGAGCAACCGCAGAAAGAATAAGTAAGCATGACTGCAATCAGTTAAATGGGTCGGGTGCATGGTTCAGAAACATGTATGATCAAACTGCTACCGCCACACCTATAATGATACATCACTCTAATATGCCTGAATATGCCGCAACACTAAACGAAGGGTCTCGAATAATGACCATAAATGATCTTGAACGTTTTAAAGCATCTATCCTCAGTTTTATCACGGCCATTTGTACAAGTGATAAACGACACGATGAGATATTTATAAGAGAACAATTGATCACATGTAAATTACGTGCATCAGACATAGTTGAAACCTATACGCGAAACCCTCGTTAAACAGTAAAAGACCACCTCCTAAGGAGGTGGTCCTTGTATAATAAAAAGAACCAGTTTTTATTGTTAATAATACAATTCTCGAATTTCAACATAGACTTATTGTACCACCAGTAAAATCATCAATATTAATATATAGAAAAAAAGAAATGTCGATTGTTTGTACGTAGCGTAATCATATTAACATATACAGATAAACAGCAACCTTACCATTATGCAACCAATCTAAAACATTATGTTTATTACTCTGAATAACCAGAAAACCCACTCCACTCATCTACACTAGGATATGAAAATTGCTTTTCATTGTAATTGACGATCGCACCGCGTACTAACGCCTCAAGCTCCCATCGCTGCGGCCTGATACCGTTTTGAGCAAGGTCAACACGGATACGGGTGATTTGCAATCGTTCAGACCGGGTCAGTCTGGCCGATGGTGCAATTTCATGTGGTTTTAACGGGCTTCCGTTTCTTTGCTGACGACCTGGCGTTCTCCGACCGTGTTTTAATGCACCCCTGAGCGCCCTCACGACCTCCGGGTCATTCCATTCGATAACACCGTCATCAACCAGATTTAGCACTGCTGCGGCGTGCTCAGAAGGTGTGGGAGCCGGTAACGAAGTATCACCACCGGTGAGCTTTCCACAGTTATTGACAGGACTCCGAGGCGCGGCGATGCCGCTTTTTAAAGTCAAAGGCTCAACGACCGGAACTTTCGGCACAATGCGCCAGTCCGTCGTTCTGGTGATATGAATATGACGCGCGCCGAGATGCGGCGCGTAAATGCCGACCACTCTCTCGACTTCTTCCTCGTACTCGTTAACGTCATCCGACAGACTACGGGCGACCCTGACAGTCTGACAATCGCGCGGGACATTTGCCCCGCCCTGCGCGCTGATATACAGCGCAAAATCACCACTGTCTGCGGCGGCGCGTGCAGCCTCGACGCGCTCGTCAAACTCATCAGCAATGCTGACGCCGCGAGGCAATTTGCGTAGTTCACGGTAAGCCCCCATTGTCGGCAGGCCAACCGTTTTAAATTGCGGAATGCGCCACGTTGACGCCCATGCGGTAACAGCCGCTGCAGTGTCTTTCAGCGGCCTGCCGGTGTCGTTATCGAGCTGACCATCCAGTGCATAGCCGTCGATGTTTTTTGAAATGTATTTCGCGATATATCCCGCAGCACCGCCCCGGTTAAGGTGTTTTGCCTGAAAACGGTTTCGCGCGGCTCCTCTTGCGTATTACCGTGAAGGAGATCGGTGAGTAACATCGATGGAGATCGGTTCGTGTCACTTTCACAGAACCGTTTTTAAATTACCTTCACTGATCTCCTT